GGCTCATATTTGGTTCGGAGTTCTTCAATTCCTTCGTCAGTTTGATTTCGAGCTTGTTGTCCGTCAACTCCATAGGTCGCAAGGATATTGAATCCTCCGACCGGCTTTGCTCGTTGCTCACCATTTGTACCAGGCTTTGCTTCACTTCGGAATTCTTCACCTGGGGCGGGTTCGTCAGGAATTGCATCAGCCATGCTACGCAGCTGAGCGATCTCCACGTTTAGCCCCTCAAGTTCAGTGTTTATTCCGCGTAATTCTGCAACAACCTCAGTTGCAACTGCCATTGTTCCAAGTTCTGCTTTCCGAGCCTCTTTTTTTGCCAGTAATGCTAGTAATTGCTTTTTGTTCATATTATTCACCTTAACCTTTCATCAAAATTTGTGATTTAAGCTTTAGAAGTTCTAATTCCTGCTCGTTTTTAGAGTTATCCAACTTTGACCGTGCATTTTCCAATGCCTGAACTGCACTATCCAGCGCATTCTGGTCACGAGCATTTATGTCAGTCCCTGCATAGTAGGGAAAATTAACAGCTGAAACTTCTCTCACCGTTGCGATTTTAAGGATATGGCGCGTGGGCATATCAGTATCTAAACCATCCCACCGTTCCTCTTCGACATAAAAAATAAATGACATCCCATCGATGTCACCACGTCCAACTGCGCTGTATAAACTTTTCGCTTCTGAGTTATTCTCGGTGTCTAGGTTTGCTCTGATATAAACACCCCTATCGTCAAGAGAAAGTGTCATTGTCGAGCTGCCGTTGTTTCTGCGGCTGCGAGCCAGTGGTATCTTTTGAAGATCGTGATTAATCGAAAACAACACATCGTCGAAGTTCGTACTATCGAATGCGCCCCGTTCAATGACCTCGTTGAACCACCCACTGATATTGGTCATTTGGTCGTAGATGGCCGGGTGCCCTTCAATGTAATTATTACCCGCATCCGGTGCGACTGCTCTTAAGTCTGCTATGCCAAAACTTCGAATAACTGGGTCCTTCTTCAGTGGTAAAGTTTTCTTTTTACCCATTTGTGCTTCCATCTCCTTTGCTTGCTGTCGCTGGTTGCTTCATTTGGTATGCCGAAATTAACGCCTTATCGATATAATTTAAACTCTGCGTTACTCGTTCCCCACCATCAACCGGTGGGTAACCCAGTAATGCCAGTTTCTGATTATCTGATAATAGTCCCTGTTCTCCAGTGGTCTTCAGGAGTTCAAGCTTGGACTTTGTGCTTAAGTACATCATGTCTTTTTGATAAAATACGATTTCATTTCCAACATCGAGTTCTCGTTGCGTGAACAAGCATTTCGAAAACGCTTGGCCAAGACTTATGAGGATTGGCTCAAGTTTCTTTTCGTAGAACGCCTGGTATTCCTCGTCTGAAAAATCACCTTTGTAGATCGGGGATGAAACTCCCATGAAATCCAGGACCTTGTTCTGTAGAAACTCCATCGTATCCTTGTCGATCATTTTAGGATCTACCGCGATTGGAATGTAGTCTCCCTTTAGGTCCAAGGGAAGGATGCCGGTTGTTCCACTCTCAATAGTCTTTTCGAATCTGTCCCGTTCTGCTTTTTGTTTATCATCATCAAGCATGGTGGCTATCTTGAGAATCCCTCGAATGGAAAGGCTTGTCTTTACCGCTTTACCGATACCCTGCAGAGCGGTGTCGTTAATTTCTAAGACTTTGAGTAGTGCCGCATTGTCCGGCTGTCCGTTTCTTCCGCCGCCCATGATGGAGTTGACGCTGAACTTCTTCCGGAGGTGTATCACGTCCGCGTAGGCCAGCATGAAATGATCGCCACTTTCAAAATGCAGATCCACAAATAACTTACCGCTTTCATCCTGGACGAAATCCACACGCCGTGGGTCCAAGGGATAGAACGCAGTGTAGTTTATATACGGTTTTCCTAGACTATCGACTAATGATTCATAAACCGGATAAATGAAGGCATTGTGGTTCAGCTCCAATTGCCAAATGATCTTTTCGAGGAAGTCCTTCGTGGTCATAAGTTCATTCGGGGCAAATTTGAACAGCCTATTTAGGCTGCTATTGACGTTTGTTTGCATTCCCGTGTTGTCGGTCCGGATATGCCTTGGCATGAGCTTACTTATCTCAGTCGCGATCACATCAATGCAGTTTTGCACGACATCTGATGCGTAGATGTTTTGCCCAAACTGTGAAAATATGGCAAGATTTCCATCAAGAAATTTTGCGTACTGCATTTGTCGTCTAGCCTCTTTCGAGGAAAACATGTTTTTGATATAATCTGCAAAAGCCACTAATTATCACCACCGTTCAGCTTTTAATTTACGCCGCTGTTCTTTTTACGAGCTCAAGGAATTCAGTTCTGTTGTCGATGTAGATCCTCTGTGCGATGATCATTGTTACAGCTCCGTCAATCTTGTTATCGTCTTTACTTTGAACTTTAATGGGCATAATCTCAGCTTTTGAATTCATGTTCATCGCTGTATTCTCAAGGCACATTTTATCAATAGGGTCATCGTTATAGTTTATGAGATTGCTTTTCAAATCCGCCTCAACAAGACTCATTGGTTGGGACATGCTTCCAAATTCTTGAGATACACGTTGGCAATCAAATCCGTAACCTTCCATTTCTTTGACCCAATAAACTGCAGACCACTTGTCATAACCAACTTTGAAAAAGCGTATCCCGTATTCTTTAAAGAGTTTCACAAACCATGCGGTAACATGCCTGAAATCATTTTCGTTACCATCCGACACGACAACTCTTTCTTCCCTTACCCATTGCTCATATTTCTTACGTTCTTCTTGCGACATATTTTCTAGTTTTGACTGAGGAATAAAGTATTTTTGGAGCATGTATTTCTTACTACTTCCAGGCTTCATCAGCAACGCCCTTGCACTTGCTAAGTCACCAGTCTTGGATAAGTCCACAGCTCCAATTGCAAAACAATTTCTAAACTCATCAATATCGAATGTTTCTGGATTATTAATGTCATCAGGAGTTAGCCATGCCGTTGCATTGTTTTGCTTTAAGTTAAAATCCTTAGACAATACAAAGACACGCATCTTTTTACTGGTTTGTGCTTCGGCAATCATCTTACGGAGAAAACTCCACTTTTTGATTACCCCGCCACCAGGATTGCTTTTGGGCCAAGACTCTTCTCCTTGCCAGACTTCTGTTTCGCTGTCTTGGGTATAAAGCCATATCAACCAACGCGGTCTTTCAATTTCACCGGCAAGTACCTGACGCGCCTCTTTTAATCGTTCGTCCAAATATCCGTCATTAACTACTCCCTCTGTTGTGAGCTCGTAATACAACGGATCATCCTGGGTGGATACCGCTTGCCTTATTGGCATTGTCGAAGTGTTATCCTTTAGCTCGTGCACCTCATCAACGGCGCCTACTTTAATATTTTTACCTTCTTTAGCACCGGTCTTTGCAGATATCTTCTTGATCTGCCCTTTGTTTTTATAGCTAAACTTCCCTGTCTTTTTCGGCTTTTTAGGATTGCCAAAGAAAATCCCTTTAATATTGCTCCTGGTTACATTCGAGAGAGATTTACTTTCTTCTCTCATCGAATTGATCGCCTGAAACATCAAGTCTGCCTGTTCATAGTCATTGCTTGAACATAATATCCTCGTACCCATTTCCCCACAAAAAAACTCAGCAAGACAAAGTGCTGAGATAAGTGGGGTTTTTCCATTTTTCCTGGCGACTAAGAATAATACATCTTGGTACAGGCGAATGAACCTGCCTATTTCTTCGTCGAAAATCTTGAAGGCGTATATCGCTTCTATGAATGCCTTTTGGAAGAGCATAAGTATAAAAGGTTTTCCGGCAAACGGAGCCTCGAAGTGTTTACACTTGGTTTCGATGAACTTGATTCGCTTGTGTGCGTCCTCAAGTTCGAATTTGATCTCTGGATCATCGAAGTGGGTGAGTAATACATCCAGCATTTGCATTAACTCGTGGCCGATTACTATTTCTCCGCTTTTGCATTTTCCGATGTATTCGAGGAGGAATGAGTGTGTGCCGTTAACAGTGTTGCTGAGTGCATTAAACACTAGGCATCGTTCCTTATCTGTTTGATATTTTGAGGCCATTGGTGCATAACGTTTCCGTTAAGGATCGTATTTGCTTAGATAACTCAACTATGAAATCATCACCAGGGCCCACTTGCGATAGCACCTTTTTGCACTTCCTCAAGTATTTTTATTTGGTTCTCTAAAACGTCTTTATAATACATTATTCACATCTCCTCTACTCAAACTCATCCAAGCCATCATCTTCATCAATGATATTCTTCATCAGCACACCATTCAACGTCTTAATGACCACTGCATAGCTGTTTATGTTCTTCAGGTACTGCTTCGCCGTCTCGATCGGCTTCTGGAGTTCGGGATGCTGAGGGTGGATCTTTACCATGCCAGTCCCAGTGATCTGCTGTTTCAGAACGTAGTTTTCAGCCCTCAGGAACGCAGCATCCTCAATAAGTCCCTCAACTAGTTTCCTTCGAGAATCTTCAACATCCTTGAATATCTCGGTTAACTTTGCCAGTTCTTTTTCGTACTCGGCACTTTTCGACATAAAACTGAATACCTCCAGCGATTTTCAAAATTCTCGGCATGTATCAAGAAAGGGTTCCCCTCACGGTCCCGTATGGACTGTCTTTTTTCTTTGACCGGGGGGTATGCGTTCATTTGATAGGATATCCTTCAGGGTAGTCCCTCTGAAGCACCCTCATACACAGCACTTGTTGGCATTGATGTATCCCATTGCAGAAGCTATTCATATCAGAAGGATGCTGTTTACCTAGCCTTAAGAACTCATTCCACGCTGTTATAAGCGCATCCATAGCCCTGCCCTCTTGCTCGTTCAGCCCATCTTTTCGTCCCAAAATAGGAGCAAGAGGCCCTTGACACTCTGGACATCTCAACCCATCAATCATGTTAGGTTTACGTGTAAAAACATCATAACCGCAATCGATGCACCTATGCGTTATATTGATCAAACCATTTCTCAATGTAACCACTCCACTCATCCTTTCTGCACTGTCTATCCTCGTCAACCTCTAAGCGCCTCAAGCATTCATCTCTGCTGACATCGCAGAATATCAGCTCAGCACCAAGGTCATTAGCCATCTTCTCACGCTTGTACTTATCCTGATACCCACCAATAACCCATGCATTGCCCCATTTGCCATACCTGGTCTTAATGTTGTCAATCAGCAAACTATGCAAGCCCCTGACATTACTTAGTAGGCTGTCGGGTTTATCATAGCCCGGTAACATAGACACTGCGTGGTACAGCCTATCCATATCCACGACTAGATCACCACGCTTACTGTGCTCCTTCACAAACACCTGCTTGCCCGCCATTGGTGGGCCAAAGACAATGTAAACGTTTTTCCCTGATCGTCCTAGCTGATGCCCAAAGCGATGGTGAATCTGATTGTGACAATCATGATGGACAACTAAAACATTGGAAGGGTTAAGTGATATCATCGCGTCGTTAACATTCTCAGGTGTAAGCTCGTCTATGTGGTGCAACGTCAAGTCTTCCGACCTAATCACGATCTCTCCACAGTGCTGACACTTCAACCCGCGTTCAGCAATGATCGACCTCCTGAAATTCTGCCAAACCATTGAGGCATAGAAGCTTTGTAATATTAAATACTTGGCCACGACATCACCACATCTTTGTATCCGGATGAAGTTCCTTCATCTCGAAAAACAGTTTAATCGCCTGTATGTTTCCACGCTTACACTGGTTGATCAAAGCCTTCCACACCTCTGCTAACTCACCATTGGTATATTGTTCAATCTGTGAATTCACATAGTCAACATATCGCTTATCCTTCATCCACTTCCATAGTGTTTTCGTGGTAATACCAACCTCTTTGCATTTCTCTTGTTTTGTGCGCCTATCCTCAGGATTTAGAAGCAGTTCAGCCATCTTGATCTGTTTAGCGTGAGGTTTCCATTCATTACTTTTTGTTACCCTTGGGCTTGGCTTTTTTTCCACCATCACCACCCACTTTTACTTCTGCTAAGATGTCTGGCACCTCCTGATCAAATCCGTTCCATTCAATACCGAATCTCTCCAAGATATCCCTGAAATCTTCTATGTCATGATTCTCAATTCTGAACCCTCTTTCACCCATGCCAATATGCCGTAACTCATGCAGCATTAAGATCTTCTTTTGGTTCTCGCTCATGTGAAATATGTTGGGCTCATAAAAGGTGACTATGAAATCAAAAGGAAGGTATGCGGTATATGTACCGTTCACCTTCCTGCAGTCTGCATTAACTTGTTTTCCCTTGTCTTTCTTTGCTTCATAGCTGCGAACGTAACCGATCTTGACCTCAAAGTCCTTGATGATGTGTAGTTCTGACATTGCATTTACTATTTTATCAGCAAGTTCTCTTAGGTCATCGGCCACTTCGAAGTCGACTAAACTCAATTCTTTTCTTAGATCCTTTAGTATTTCAATTTTTGATCTTGTTTTTAGATCAATATATAAATTAGTTAGCGTATTTAAGGCTGCGCAAGGTAAATCACATTCTCTGCCGCATCTTTTACATATTAGTTGATTCTCCAAGCTTTCACCTACTTATTCTTAGAAGGTTATTTTGTAATATTTTGGGTATAATAGAAATCGGAAGGTGGAATAGTGTAATGAATTATAAGGATATAGATACCCAAACAATTGCATTGATTACATCAATTATTAACCTAGTAACTGTAATTTATGGATTCTTTAACAGGAGAAATAAAAAAATGTTGAGTACAATCAATATATAATATTGTTCGATTTCAAATCCCAAGAGAAAGGGATTTTTTTATACTTAAAATTCAACCCCGCCGTATCTGTCTTATACCACCACGACCACGATTATAGGCATCATGCCGCATGAGACTCTCTATTCCTCGAGTATCTTCACGCCCTGCAGTTAACCATGCGCTCAACCATATCTCTTCCCTGCACTTCTCCTCGTTAGGATCCCAGCGTATACAGGTGGCACAGTTTGGGTTGGCGCCATCGTATTTTGGTTTGTGCTCTTGGCATGACCGGTTCTCTCCAGCTACTAATACCACCTGCAACCACCTCCTTAAAGACATAGAAATAAGCGCAGATTCCTCTACGCCTCTTGATAATTTTATTAACAATTTTCTCTTACAAATTTTAGCTAGTATCGTCACGATTGAAATAACAAAAAACTAATCTCGTTCAACAAAGATTAAGAGGAGGTTTTTTAAAATGATGGGAAAGAAACGTAGTAATTTATTGAGCCCTCGCTCGTTAATTATCCATGCCGTTGGTATAGGTGCTGCGGTTTTGTTAGGTAAGGCTTGGGGAGATAATGATTAGTCAGACAAATGCCGTCCATTATGGGCGGCTTCCTTTTTAGCAATAGAAAAAGCGCCCCCTCGCGGAACGCTTTTTAGTGTTTTTAATTCATAAAATTTGATATTAATATTGTAACACGGCATATTTTGCTTGTAAATGTAGACTTATTGTAACAGTTTGTCAAGCCCCTTAAAAACCCGTCAAAGCGCTAACTGCAGACCATCCACGCCAAAAACCATAATACTTAGCTCTTCAATCATGTCATTTTTCCACGTGTATACTGACTTTTCACTGCAGTGAATTTCAGCAGCTACGATTCGAACTCGTTCAAGCCACGGCATCGAACTTTTAACAGGATCCAAATATAGCTTCTCGATAACAGCGTACTTTTCCAGTTGACCCTTGTCGATCATCTTTGCACGAAGTTTTTCTAAGCATACTTCTATCTGCATGACCATAATCAAGGTTCGTATCCTGCTTCGTCTTATGGCGTGGATAATAATATCCTCCATATCTGCCTCCTCGAAGTTGTACGCTTCCAGATCTTCTTCCGTAGCTTTATCCTGTGAAAGCTCAAAATGCTCGATTAGGTTTAAATAGTTTTTGAGCAGGAGTTCGGTATTACGAAACCGGTTTTTCTTCGCTCTCTCCCGTTCTTCGTTCTTTTGGATCCTTAAAGCCTCCACGGCAGCAGCCGTGGCTACCTCCTGAATGTTGACTGTGCCGATTTTTTTACCCATTGGAATTTCGCCCCCACTCTAACTCCACTCATAGAGTTCATCAGTCACCATGGTATCCGCTCTCATCCCATCTAACACCCGTCGGCTCTCTCTTGGTCTCCATCGGCACCTCGGCCGACGAAGCATCGGCATATGGTGATTATTACGGTAGTTATTGCTATCAGCAGGATTGTACCATTTGGGTCGATTCTGTATAGTCTTTTCGATTGTGCAAGTAAATTGATCAAAAACTTTTGCGAACGATTCCGATAACCTTTCTAGTGCTGTAGTAAATGCATTCCCGATAACAATTGACGTCTCTTTACCCGCTTCTCGCCATTGATAAAGAATATATTCAATTTGTAGATCTTTAACTGCCACATCTCCATAGTAGGACAACATCGGACCTTTTAAACATTCATCCGCATCACACAATAGTTCGATCCGCATCGTAGTATCCAATGACTTTATCCTCCCTATTCCCCAATATTGATTTATCACAACCTAAATCGCCCATAGTCTCCTTTTCCTCTGTAAATACATCTTTTAAAAAGCCCACACTCTTCACACTTTTTCTGAGCAAACATAATTTGGTTGTGGCAGGTCACAGGATTATTTAAAGATTCTCCTCTGCTATACAGCTTGTCTTCTAACTTAATTATTTCGGACTCAAGAGCTAGGGCTTTATCTAGACAGCTTTCAAATTCTACCTTTTGATAGGCGATAAGTTCTACTAGTTGTTCCCTTGAAGTTTTAATCACAGCTTGATCCGGCACTCTTCCCACTTCCTCCACTTTTCCTCTAACTCCTCAAGTCTATAAAATACTCCCGGATCCACAAAACGCTTTAACCTTAGCCGCTCCATTTCGTTCTGCTCAGCCTTGGTCACATAATATGGGTACGTATACTTTTGCCACTGAAGCCAATAATCTCGCCATTGTATGGATTTTTCGGGGCCTTCCCTCCCATGATGATGAGCCTGGCAAAGCGTGACTATATTCTCTACGCAATCTACTCTGTCACGAGCTTGAGAACGTCTTTCAATGTGATGATGATCCGTATTATAAGTACTTCCGCATCCGGGATGACGGCAAACACCGCCATCCCTTTCGTCGACCTTTTTATAAGCGTTTTTAAGTAAGGTGCTAGGGCTTGGCAACTACTCTCACCTCACTTTATCCACATTAGATTCACAGGTTGTCCACATAGTTACCCACAACTACTTGCTCCACATACTAGGCAATGTTTGCAGCCGCTCGCCCGGACAACCTTTCCTCCGCACTCCTCACAACCCGCTCCTTTGCTTTGCCAAAAGCACGCTCCACCCCAAGTCGGGTGATTCTCTTTCTTTTTGCTCCTGCAATCTCGAGCATCCTTGATTTGAGAATTGGAGCAGAATTTATCCCCGCACTT